GGAAGCCTTGTATGGCCAGTTCTTGCTGAGCGGGAATGGTTATGTCGAAGCGGTTGGCGATTTTGGAGTTCCGCTTGAGTTGCATGTTTTGCGGTCGGACCGGATGTCGGTTGTACCGGGGAGCGACGGCTGGCCCGTTGCCTATGACTATAAGGTCGGTGCGAAGGCGCATCGGTTCACTGTGGGTGAGGTTTCGCCGGTGTGTCACATCAAAGCGTTTCATCCCCAAGACGACCACTACGGGCTATCGCCGATGACGGCGGCTGCAAGTGCGGTGGATGTGCATAACGCGGCATCGAAATGGTCAAAGGGACTGTTGGACAATGCAGCGCGGCCTTCAGGGGCGATTGTTTACAATGGTTCTGAGGCGGGTATGTCGATGTCGGCAGATCAATTCGATCGTCTTTCGGCCGAGATGGAAGCGCACCATCAAGGCGCGCGCAATGCGGGCCGGCCTATGCTGTTGGAAGGCGGGTTAGATTGGAAACCGATGGGTTTTTCCCCTTCCGACATGGAGTTTCAACAAACCAAAGAGGCCGCCGCGCGAGAGATCGCGATGGCCTTTGGTGTGCCGCCCATGATGCTGGGCATCCCCGGTGATGCGACTTACGCCAACTACCAAGAGGCGAACCGCGCCTTTTATCGGCTGACCGTGTTGCCGTTAGTGAGCAAAGTGACAGCGGCACTTGGGTATTGGTTAGGCCTGCATGCGGATGAACGGCTGTTCTTGAAGCCGGATCTGGATCAGGTCCCGGCCTTGTCCGTTGAGCGCGAGGCCCAGTGGCGCCGTGTAGCGGATGCGGATTTTCTGTCGCCCTCAGAAAAGCGCGCGATGCTGGGGTTGCCCCCCTTGGTGGATGGTCATGAGTGATCGCAAACCCGGAGTAGGTGGATCACGTTTTTTATATGACCCTTTTGACGTTGCTAACGCCCGCATCGATGCCAACGAGCGTGTGATGGAACAGCGATGGGAGGGGTTGGAATTTCGGCTCAAGGGTATCGAAGCCGCGATAGAGCGGATGGAAAAGCGCCTTTGGTTGGCCGTTTTTGGTGTTGTGAGCGTGATCCTCGCCAAAGGCATTTCTGAACTAATTCAGATTGGAGTGTAAGGCATGACGCCAGACTATGGATTGGAAACAAAGTTCGCCCGACTTGGGGAGGCCGTTGAAGTCACGGATGGCACCCGGATTGAGGGCTACGCCTCATACTTCGGCGCATGTGATCAGGGCGGGGACATTGTGCAAAGTGGGGCGTATGGCGCGTCGCTACAGGCGCTATCTGCTGAGGGTCGTTCCGTGAAGATGTTGTGGCAGCATGATCCCGCACAGCCCATTGGCATTTGGGATGAGGTTCATGAGGACGAAAAGGGTCTTTATGTAAAGGGCCGCCTGCTTTTGGACGTCGCTAAGGGCCGAGAGGCTGCGGCGCTGATTGAAGCAGGTGCAATTGACGGTTTGTCGATTGGGTATCGTACGCAAAAGGCCTCAAAGAATGACAAAGGTCAGCGGCTTTTGAACGAACTGGAGCTTTGGGAGGTGTCATTGGTGACCTTTCCGATGCTTCCTACGGCACGGGTGAGCGCGAAGTCGGATGAGGCTGAAGCGTATCTTTTCCGTGATATGGCGCGGGCGTTGGAAATGGCGCGTGTGCAGCTGACGACCGGGTAGCCGCATCAGGCGAAACTGTCAGCAAGACCTCTATCAACTCTATCGAAGGACAAGACCATGACCACGCAATCGATGCGTGGGTCAGGCAGCGCAAGTGCGTCTGCCGGGACCCAAGCTGCCCGGGAAGTCACCGAAGCCCTTTCGGGCTTTGTTACTGACTTCAAAGGCTTTCAAGATCAGATCACCACACGGATGCAACAACAGGAAGAACGCATTGCCATGCTGAGCACCAAAACCATGACCCATCGCCGTCCCGCACTTGAAGGCGCCCAAGCGACTGACGCGCCGCACCAAAAGGCACTGGATGCCTATCTGCGGTGTGGTGACGATGAGGGGCTTCGCAACCTGACGCTTGAGGGTAAAGCGATGAACACGGCTGTTGCCGCTGAGGGCGGTTTTCTGGTCGATCCGCAGACAGCTGAGACCATTCAGTCGGTTCTGTTGTCATCAGCGTCTATTCGGACGATCGCCAACGTCGTGAATGTTGAGGCGACGTCCTTCGACGTGCTGGTCGATCACACAGAGGTGGGTGCAGGCTGGGCGACCGAGACCGCAGCAGTCAGTGAGGGCGCCACGCCTACGTTAGAGCGGATATCCATTCCGCTGCATGAATTATCGGCCTTGCCAAAAGCATCCCAGCGGTTGCTGGACGATAGTGCGTTTGACATCGAAGGATGGCTGGCGGGCCGTATCGCGGACAAGTTCGCCCGCGCAGAGGCATCTGCTTTTATCAACGGGGATGGTGTGGACAAGCCAACCGGGTTTTTGACGCATCCGACCGTGGACAACGAAATCTGGGAGTGGAGCAACATTGGCTATGTGCCCACGGGCCAAGATGGTGATTTCGCGGGGACAAATGCGGTCGATGCTATTGTGGACCTCGTCTATGCGCTGGGCGCGCGGTACCGGGCAAACGCGACGTTTGTCATGAACTCTAAAACCGCAGGTGCCGTGCGCAAGATGAAGGATGCAGATGGCCGTTTCCTGTGGTCAGATGGTTTGGCCGCTGGTGAGCCCGCGCGTTTGATGGGCTATCCAGTGCTGATCGCAGAAGACATGCCCGACATTGCGTCGGACGCGAATGCGATTGCATTTGGTGACTTCACATCCGGCTACACAATTGCAGAGCGGCCCGATTTGCGTGTGTTGCGCGATCCGTTCTCGGCCAAGCCGCATGTGCTGTTCTATGCCACGAAACGCGTCGGCGGTGATGTATCGGATTTTGCCGCCATTAAGCTTCTGAAATTCGCGGCTTCCTAAGCCCGAAACCTATCCTCCGTGGTTTTTTCTTTCCACGGAGGTGGGCGCGCGACCAAATCATCCTCGGCGCTATCCAGCCGATTTGATCCGTCCGAGCGGCGTCGAGGCCGCGCGCCCCCTTTTTTCTAATCACAAAGCTGAATGCAAGGAGCGACATCGATATGATGATGGTGGAGTTAAATACCGTACCAAGCGAGGCCCTTCCGATTGCGGATTTCGCAGCGCACCTGCGTCTTGCTGAGGGGTTTGATACGTTGCCGGGTCAAATGCGCCTTTTGGAGGGATGTTTGACGGCGGCAATTGCCGCACTTGAGGCCCGTTTGGGTAAGTATTTTTTGAATCGTCAGTTCATTGTTCGGACCCAGAAATGGACAGCCTCGGATCGGTTGCAATTTCCTGCGGCACCCGTGACCGAAGTTGAGCGGATCAAGCTGGTGCATTCGGGTGCTGATGAAGTGATCGTTGATCCGAATTCCTACGCGCTTCAACAGGATGCGCATCGGCCAGAATTGGTTTCGCGCGTCGGGGCTTTGCCTTCATTGAGTATCAACTCAAGTGCCGAGATTTCGGTTCGAGCAGGTTTTGCGACGGAGTGGTCGAGTGTTCCGGCTGCGTTGCGCCAGGCTGTTATGATGCTTGCCGAAGACTTTTTTGAGCGCGATTCAAGTGTGGAGGGGAGCAATACCTTGCCATGCTCGGTCTGTATCTTGGTTGAGCCGTTTCGTGACATCCGCTTGCGGGGGCGGCCGGGATGTTGAAGCGCCAAGTCAATCTGGATCGCCGGTTGGTGCTGGAGGAGGCGAGTTCGGTTTCCGATGGCGCGGGCGGCAATACGGAAGTCTGGTCTGCGCTGGGCGTGCATTGGGCGCAGGTTGATGCGCGCACCGGATCGGGTCGGGCGCGAGAGTTTCTGACGCGCAGCCGGTTGGGGCTGAAGATCACCGTTCGCTATGCCCCGCAAGACAGCACGACGCGCCCCAAGCCGGGGCAGAGATTTGTGGAAGGTACACGCATCTATGCCATTGATGCTGTGCATGAAACCGGTCCGCGTGGCGGGTACTTGATGTGCTTTGCCGAAGAGGAGGTGACGACGTGAGCTATGGTTTGAGCGCCGCGTTGCAAACCGCCCTTTTCTCGGCCCTTGAGGCGGATACAGAGCTGACATCAATGGTCGGTACGGCCGTCTTTGACACCATGCCGACCGGTACAACGCCCGAAATGTTTGTCGCCTTGGGGCCAGAGGATGTGGTTGAGCAAGCCGATGGGACCAGCCCCGGTGCAAATCATGATTTGCAGGTCACGGTTGTCACGACTGGTGCGGGTTTTTTGGGTGCTAAGCAAGTAGCTGGACGGGTTTCGGACATCTTGACCACTGAAGACTTGAGCCTGAGCCGGGGAAACCTGGTGCAGTTGCGGTTTCGAAAGGCGAAGGCCCGGCGCGATACAACCGACGGATCGCGCCGAATTGATATGTGGTTTCGCGCCCGCGTGACCGACGACATCTAAGTCAAAAGGAGGTGCGCAATGAGCGTGCAAAAAGGAAAAGATCTGCTGGTGAAAGTCGATTTGGATGGAGCCGGTGTATTTCAGACGTTGGCCGGTTTGCGGGCCACCCGGTTAACTTTCAATTCGGATACGATTGATGTCACCTCGTTGGACAGTGAAGGCGGCTGGCGTGAATTACTGACCGGCGGTGGCGTGAAGTCAGCTGCTGTATCAGGCTCGGGTGTGTTTCGGGATGATGCGAGCGATGCGCGCGCGCGTCAGTTGTTTTTCGACGGTGAAATGCCTGCGTTTCAGGTAATAATTCCCGATTTTGGCGTTGTTGAGGGAACGTTTCAGCTGACGTCACTGGAATATGCCGGAACGCTGAATGGCGAAGCGACTTATGAAGTTTCGCTCGCTTCGGCGGGCGCGTTGACCTTTGCGCCCGCTTGATGCGTGGAAAGGAGCGTCCAACCGCGAACCCTTGGGCCGGCGAAGTGGGGTTGATGCTGAATGGGCGACCATTGACGCTAAAACTCACGCTTGGCGTGTTGGCCGACCTTGAGGCGCATATGGAGACCGAGACTTTGGTAGACTTGGTCGAGCGGTTTGAGACCGGACGTTTTTCAACTGTTGATGTGGTTGAGTTGCTTTTTGCGGGCCTTCGGGGCGGGGGATGGCAAGGTAGTCGGGATACGCTTTTGCAGGGTGACATTGGGGGTGGACCGGTAGAGGCCACGCGCGTTGCCGCGCTTCTTCTTGGGCGAGCGTTCTCTATCGAAGGGCTGAGTGGATGAGTGCATTTGACTGGAACGGTCTTTTGCGTGTCGGGCTGACGCAACTTGGCCTGCGACCGGCAGAGTTTTGGAACCTTACGCCGGTCGAGTTGGCTTTGTTGCTGGGTCACCCAGGGGCTGAGGCTGCGATGTCGCGCAGTGCGCTTGATGCGCTTTTGATGAAGTACCCGGACGCGGCGCAATCTGATAAAAAGGACATGTCTGATGGATGATCTGAATGAGGACATCGGCACCTTGAAGGAGATGCTGGAGTCGCTGCAAACCGAAGCCTCTGGTGCGCAAACGGTGGTCTCTAACTTCACCCGCGAGCTTGGTTCGTTACGCGGTGAAATGACCTATACCGACAAGGAGGTCAAAAGCCTGTCTCGGAGCTTTGGCTCCGGGTTGCGGTCTGCATTTGACGGATTGGTCTTTGACGGCATGAAGCTGTCGGACGCTTTGGAAAGTATCAGTAAGTCGATGGTCAACTCGGCCTACTCGGCCGCGATTAAGCCGGTTCAGAACGCGGTTGGTGGTGCCTTAGCCTCAGGGCTGAATTCGATCGGTTCGAATTTAAGCCTCTTTGCGGATGGCGGCGCGTTTACGCAAGGACGCGCGTCCTCGATTGGGGGGGGGATTGCGTCGCAGCCGACATCCTTTCCTATGCGAGGCGGAATGGGAATGCTGGGGGAGGCTGGCCCCGAAGCGATTATGCCCTTGAGCCGTGGACCAGACGGCAAGCTGGGTGTGCGGACCGAAGGCGGTAGCGCAAAGCCAGTGACGGTCGTCATGAACATTAGCACCCCCGATGCGCAAAGCTTCCGGCGATCACAAAGCCAGGTCGCGGCCGAGATGAGCCGCGCCTTGGGCCGTGGACAGCGCAACAGGTAGGAGGCAGAGATGTCATTTCACGAAGTACGGTTTCCCGCTGCGGTGAGCTTTGGCTCATCCGGCGGGCCTGAACGCTTGACTGAGGTCATTACGTTGGCCAACGGTCACGAAGAGCGTAACGCGCCATGGAAACATTCGCGCCGGCGCTATGACGCCGGAGTTGGTGTTAGGTCGCTTGACGACATTGAGGAGTTGATCTCGTTTTTTGAGGCCCGATCTGGTCGGCTATATGGGTTTCGTTGGAAGGATTGGTCGGACTATAAGTCGTGTCTTCCCAGTCAAGAGCCGACGTTTCGCGATCAGATCATTGGGATCGGAGACGGAGAAACGGTTCTGTTTGAGTTGTCGAAGACCTATCAGTCGGGATCGCACAGCTACATCCGGCGGGTGCAAAAGCCGGTTTCTGGATCGGTTCGGGTCGGGGTTCAAGGCAGCGAGATTTCAGAGACTACAGAGTTTTCCTTGGATCTTGATACGGGGGTCGTGACGTTTGTTGATCCACCCGCAGTTGCTGCAGAGATTACCGCGGGCTTTGAATTTGATGTACCGGTTCGGTTTGATACGGACCGTATCTATACGTCCTTGGCGAGCTTTCAGGCCGGTGAAATTCCGGATGTGCCCGTGGTGGAGTTGCGCCTATGAGTACAAGTGCGCAGCAGGCGACAACGCTTTGCAATATTTGGATTATTCGACGTACTGATGGTACGGTTCTTGGGTTTACGAACCACGATGACGATATCACCCATGAGGGTGTGACGTGCCAAGCCGCGTCTGGGTTGATGGGTGCTGCGTTGCAGACATCGACAGGTTTGTCGGTGGATAACACCGAGGCCTTGGGCGCGTTGCAATCGACTGTGATCTGTCCTGAGGACATCATCAACGGCCGCTATGACAGTGCCGAGGTTGATGTTCTTTTGTACGATTGGAAGGCCGGTCAGGTGGTATCTGAGCAGTTCAAGGCGATGATCGGCGAGGTTCAAGTCAAGGACGGCAGTTTTGTCGCGGAATTGCGGGGCAAGTCTGATTTGCTGAACCAGCCTTTGGGTCGTGTTTATCAACCGTCGTGTGATGCGGCATTGGGCGATGCGCGCTGTGGTGTTGATCTGACTTCACCTGAATACCGGACGGACGTGACAGTCGTGAGCGTCAAAGATCAACGGTATGTGCGTGTTGCTGGTTTGGATGCATATCCAGAGGCATGGTTTGAGCGTGGGACCGTTGAGATCATGGAGGACGGTGCGCCTATGGGGGCGACGGTCATTAAGTCCGACAAGATATCTGAGGCGGGGCGCGACATTGAGCTATGGTTTACGCCCAATGTTGTGATCGAGCCGGGGCGTGTTTTGCGTGTGACGACGGGGTGCAACCGACTTGCAAGCACTTGCGCCGTTAAGTTCGACAATATCCTGAACTTTCGCGGTTTCCCAACAATCCCCGGTGAGGATTGGGCGATGAGTTATCCCTCTAGCCGTCTGACGATGGATGGGGGCCAGTTGTGACAGGTGCCACGGTGATAGGTGACAAAGTCGTTGCATCCGCACGCACTTGGATTGGTACGCCCTATCAACATCAGATGTCGTGCAAGGGTGCGGGCAGTGATTGCCTTGGGCTTGTGCGTGGTGTTTGGCGCGATGTGGTTGGGGCGGAGCCGGTTCCGATCCCGGCCTACACTTATGATTGGTCCGAGGTTTCTAAGGCTGAAGTGCTTTGGAATTCTGCGCGTCAAGTTCTGCAGGATGTCGATGCCGAGACGCCTTTGACATCAGGTCAGGTCCTACTGTTTCGTATGCGTAAAACGGCGGTAGCCAAACACCTTGGCATCCTTGTGACAGTTGAGCCAACGCCACGATTTATCCATGCCTATGCACGTCACGGGGTCGTCGAGACCAGTTTGTCCGCCCCGTGGCAACGTGCGCTGACGGCGCGCTTTACCTTCCCCCCTCACGCCTAGGAATTTTTCATTATGGCCACTCTCGTACTTGGCGCCATCGGCGCATCAATTGGCGGCAGCATCGGGGGCTCAGTTCTAGGGATGAGTGCCGCTGTCGTAGGGCGGGCGGCGGGTTCGACCCTTGGTCGGGTTATTGATCAAAAGATCATGGGCTCTGGATCGGATGTGGTGGAGTACGGTCGTATCGACCGGTTTCGGATCAACGGGGCCACAGAGGGTGCAGCTGTTTCGCGAGTTGCTGGGGCCTATCGTATCCCGGGGCAGGTCATTTGGTCATCGCAGTTCAATGAAGAAAAGAGCACATCAGGTGGGGGTGGTAAGGGTGCACCGAGCCAGCCTGCTTCCACCACTTATGAGTATTTCGTGAGCCTTGCCGTTTCGGTGTGCGAAGGGCAGATCAGTCGGATTGGGCGTATTTGGGCGGACGGGACTGAAATCCAGGCTAAGGATTTTACCTTTCGGGTCTATACGGGCGCCGAAGATCAACTGCCGGACAGTGCTATTGAAGCGATTGAGGGTGTTGATCAGACGCCCGCGTATCGGGGCATGGCCTATGTTGTGTTTGATCGGCTGCCGTTGAAGCCCTTTGGCAACCGTGTGCCGCAGTTTTCCTTTGAAGTGATCCGTGCTGTTGATCCCCAGAATCCAGAGTTGACGCCGGCGCCTGCGCGGATTGTGCCGGGTGTGGCACTAATTCCGGGGACGGGCGAATACAGTCTTGCGACGACGCCAGTGCATGTGGACGAAGGGCTCGGTCGTGTCACGTCCCTTAACATGAATACGCCCTCCGGAGAGAGCGATTTTGATGCGTCTTTGCGGGCCGCTGAGGGGGAGATGCCTGCGCTTGAATCCATTTTGCTGATCAGCAGTTGGTTTGGCAGCGATCTGCGCTGCAATTCGTGCACGATTAAGCCCAAAGTGGATCAGAATACAGGTGACCCAAAGGAGATGCCTTGGCGAGTTGCGGGGTTGGACCGTTTTTCCGCAGAGATATTGTCGAAAGTTGATGGCAAAAGCGTGTATGGGGGCACCCCCACGGACCAGTCAGTGATTGAGGCTTTGGTGTCTATTCGGGAACGCGGCAAGAGAGCGGTGTTTTACCCGTTTATCCTGATGGAAGTCTTGGATGGGAATACGCTGACCGATCCGTACAGCGGTTTGGAAAGCCAGCCATCGTTCCCGTGGCGGGGGCGCATTACGACAGAACTGGCGCCGGGCGTTGATGGATCAACTGATGGCACTGCTGCGGCAGCCGCGGAGGTTGATGCGTTTTTCGGTACGGTAAACGCTGGTGACTTTGGTGTGGCAAACGGTGCTGTGTCGTACACGGGGCCAGCGGATGACTGGGCTTACAATCGGTTCATCCTTCACAATGCCGCGATTTGTGCCGCCGCGGGCGGTGTTGATGCCTTTTGCATCGGGTCTGAGATGCGGGCGTTGACGCAGATCCGTGGGGATAACAATAGCTTCCCAGCGGTTGCACGCATGGTGGAATTGCTGGGCCAAGTCCGCACGCTTTTGCCAGATGCAAAGCTGGGCTACGCTGCTGATTGGTCCGAGTACTTTGGATATCAAAGCCCGGAGGGAGATGTGTTCTTCCACCTTGATCCTTTGTGGGCGGACGAGAACCTCGACTTCATCGGAATGGACAACTACATGCCGCTGTCTGATTGGCGGGATGGGGATGACCATTTGGATGCATCCTACGGCTCTATTTATAATGAAGACTACCTGATGGCTAACGTCGCTGGGGGGGAGGGCTATGATTGGTTCTATCCCGATCAGGCTGCTCGGGACGCGCAGGAGAGAGCACCTATCACTGACGGTGCCTTTGATGAGCCTTGGGTTTACCGCTATAAAGATATCAAAAGCTGGTGGAGCCTTGCGCACCATGAACGCGTAGGGAGTGTAAGGTCAGCATCCCCGACAGCGTGGGTGCCACAGTCCAAGCCGATCTGGTTCACGGAATTTGGATGTGCTGCGATCGACAAGGGCACCAATCAGCCGAACAAATTCATTGATGCTAAGTCCTCGGAAAGTGCATTGCCGCATTATTCCAATGGCAGACGCGATGATTTCTTGCAGATGCGTTATATCCAAGCGACGCTGCGCTATTGGTCCGATCCTGCGCACAATCCAACCTCTGACATATATGGTGACGCGATGATTGATATGTCACGCGCCCATGTGTGGGCGTATGATGCGCGTCCTTGGCCGGAGTTTCCCAATAACACATCGCTTTGGTCCGACGGGGATAACTATAAGCGCGGGCATTGGTTGAATGGTCGTCTGAGTGCGCAACCTCTTGCGTTGGTTGTGGCGGAGCTGTGTGAGCGCGCAGGCTATGTGGACTATGACGTCTCTCGGGTAGAGGGGCTGGTTCAAGGCTTTGAAATTAGGGATGTTCAGTCCACCCGTTCCAGCCTGCAGCCTTTGTTGATGGCGTATGGTTTGGACGTGACCGAAGTCTCGGGGACGCTTGTCTTTACGATGCGTAAGAACGCGCGGCTTGTAGATATCGATCCTGAGGGGTTTGTCGATCAGGGCGATGGGCAAGAGGTGTTGAAACGCGAAACAGCGCCATCAACGGATGTAGCGGGTAAGGTAATGGTCGACTTCGTTGAGGCCGCCAGCAGCTATCAGTCCAAAACGGTTGAGGCCGCCTGGCCGCAAGATCGGACGGCGACAGTATCCCAAACTGAGTTGCCATTGGTATTAAGTGTAGGTGAAGGGCATGCTGTCGCGGAACGGTGGCAAGCTCAGTCGCGAGTTTCGCGCGATACGGTTGCCTTTGCGTTGCCGCCCTCTCGTAATGATATCCTACCGGGTGACCTCGTCCGGTTCGACGCGGGCGCCGGTGTACCCGAAGTTTTTCGTGTGGACCGGATCGATGATCAGGGCATGAAGCAGGTAGAGGCCATTCGGACAGAGGTCAGCACATATGACCCTGCCGAAATCTTGGACGTTGTGCCAAAACAGCGGCCTACGTTTACTGTTGTGCCTGTCTATGCGCAGTTCATGGATTTGCCGATAGCAGCCACGATGGATGAGGCCCCAGGGCCGCATGTTGCGGTGAATGCCGTGCCTTGGCGTGGCGATGTTGCTGTGTTTGGTTCGATGCAGCAGTCTGACTATGCGTTGAAGGGGGTCGTGAGTGCGCCATCCGTTGTGGGTACGACGCTTAACGTTCTGGAGCCTGCTCGGGCGGGCATCTGGGATCGTGGGCCAGCGCTGCGCGTAGAGGTGTCTGGCGGCGATTTGTCGAGCGCTGAGCGTCTGTCTGTGTTGAACGGTGCCAACGTTATGGCCATTGGCGATGGAAGCATCGACGAGTGGGAGCTTTTCCAATTTCAGAATGCGGTTTTGATCGGGCCGAACACCTATGAGATATCGCTGCGCCTTCGGGGGCAGAATGGAACCGAGGGCTTGGCCGCGCGAGCTTGGCCAGAGGGCAGTACGGTGGTTCTTCTTGGGCGGGACCTGACCAAGTTGCCGATGGACGCAGCACAGCGGGATTTGACCATTCATTACCTGGTTGGGCCGGCCAACCGCCCATACGATGACAGTACATATTCGCAACAGGTTTTGCCCACTAAGGGGGTTGCGCTTAGACCCTACCGCCCTGCGCATCTAGTCGCTGAAACGATGGCCGATGGGGGGCTGACAGTTCGCTGGATACGGCGTGCGCGAGTGGACGGGGATACCTGGGCCGGTCTTGATGTACCGGTGTCCGAGGCGCGTGAGGCGTATCAGGTGTCTTTCATGCGTGACGACGTCACGCTGGGCACGTTTGAGAGCATGACCTCAACACTTTCGATCCCTGCATCCGATGTTGCGGCTATGGCGCTGGGCGCGGGTGACGAGGTGCATGTGGTGCAACTGTCTGATCGGTTTGGGCTTGGCTCACCGGCGGTTCTTTTGCTGCCCTAGAGCGGAACGTCCCTTTTCTCAAAATCCTAGCTATGTTACGCCCCGCGCGCGCTTGATCTGGCGCGCGCGGGGCCGCACTGCTATGGTCACCGCAATACCGCTGAACCTCTGGAGGTCCCATGGCATTGCAAGAAAAACCCCTTCGCTCCATTGATCCGATCTGGGACCGCATCTGCGAAGAAGCACGTGCGGCCATCGCGCAAGAGCCTTTGTTAGGTGGTATGGTGCATTCATGCATCCTGCATCACGCGAACTTTGAAGGTGCCTTGGCGTTTCGCATTGCAGAAAAAATCGCATCGCCGGCGATGTCCGAACAGCTGGTGCGTGAGGTCGCGGATCAGGCTTTGCGGGACGAGGACAACGGCACAGCAGCTGCGGCACGTGCAGACTTGGTCGCCGTGTTTGAGCGTGATCCCGCCTGTCATCGGTTGATGCAACCCTTGATGTATTTCAAGGGGTTCCAAGCCGTTCAAGCCTACCGCGTGGGGCATTGGCTGTGGAACCGTGGTCAACAGGATTTGGCCTATTTCATTCAGATGCGTG